ATGGGAGATTGTTCTAATGGGTGGTTTATTTGGTGGTGGTGGTCCTAAAGGCCCTTCACAAGCAGAATTAGATGCACAAAAAGCAAGAGAAGACCGAGCTGAAGCTGGTGAAGCTAGAGAAAAGCGAAAATTAGCCTCTAGATCTAGGTCAAGAAGAACTCGCGGTCAAAGATTATTGATGAGCCAGGATAGAGACAACCCTGCATTAGGCAATCAAACAGAACAAAGAACGCTTGGCCCAGGAAGAAATCCTAGAGGATGAGATCATATCCTAGAAATCCTAGAAAAAATAAGGAGAAAAGCAATGCCAATGGTGACTTACAAAACCGACAAGGGAATGAAGACGAAAACCTTCCCTTACAACAAGAAGGGGATGGAGCAAGCGAAGAAGATGGCAACTGAAACTGGTGGTAAATTAAATAAATCCATCAATTCTGCCGGCAAAATGAAAATGAAAAAGAGTAAATCTTATGCCTAAACATATCTATGATTTGAATCCAAAACTAAAACCTAAAACAAAAGAACAGCCGAAGCCGAAGGAAACAAAAAAAGTTGGTAGCAAAAAAGTTTCAAAATCCTAAAGGCGGTCTTAACGAAGCTGGTAGGGAGCATTTTAATAAAACTGAGGGATCAAATTTAAAAAGTCCGGTCAAAGAAGGTGTAAATCCTAGAAGGATAAGTTTTGCTGGAAGGTTTGGTGGTATGGATGGCCCTATGAAAGATGACAAAGGAAGGCCAACAAGATTAGCACTAGCATTAAAAGCTTGGGGTTTTGGAAGTAAGGAAAGTGCAAGAAACTTTGCAAATAGGCATAAAAAAGCATGACAAAATTAAAACCAAGTGAATTAAAGAAAAGATACGAAAACGCTAGCCGTCACAAAGATAACTGGCGATCTATCTACGAAGATGCCTATCGATATGCTCTGCCTATGAGAAATTTATATGATGGGTATCATGAAGGTAATGTCCCTGGTCAAGATAAAATGTCTAGGGTCTTTGACTCCACGGCCATTCAATCTACACAAAAATTTGCTAACCGATTGCAGTCGGGCGTTTTTCCTCCACAACGTGAATGGTGTAGATTGATGCCGGGAGACGAAATACCGGAAGAAAGATCTGTAGAAGTTCAAAGAATATTAGATGACTATGCAACTAAGATGTTTGCGGTCATGAGGCAATCACAGTTTGATATGTCTATGGGCGAATTTCTGTTAGAGCTGGCTATAGGAACGGCTGTAATGCTTATTCAGCCAGGCGATGAAGTGCAGCCTATAAGATATACCTGCATACCTACATTTCTAATTTGTTTTGAAGAAGGGCCATTTGGTAAGGTTGAAAAAGTTTACCGCAAAATGAAACGTCCATTTGGTGTATTAGAACAAGAGTTTCCTGATATTAAAATATCCCAGGCTATGAGGTCTAGGTATGAAAATGATGATACTGAGATAGTCGATTTAGTTGAAGGTACATATTATGACAAACTAACTGGTAATTATCATTATCAAATTATTGATGAAGCCGGCCAGGAAGAATTAGTTTATCGAGACTTAAAATCTTTTCCTTGGGTTATTGCTCGCTACATGAAGGCCTCACAAGAGCGTTATGGTCGTGGACCGGTATTAACTGCCCTACCCGACATTAGATCCTTAAACAAAGTTAAAGAGCTGATTTTAAAATCTAGTAGTTTATCTATAGGCGGTGTGTATACAGCCTCGGATGATGGTGTTTTAAATCCTGCGACAGTTCGTATTGTTCCAGGTGCAATTATTCCGGTTGCTAGGAATGGTGGTCCCCAGGGTGAATCTTTGAAACCCTTGCCCCGACCTGGTGACACACAACTTGCACAACTAGTGACCGGAGACTTAGTTGCTTCTATTAAAGCTATTTTGATGGATGAAAGCTTACCGCCTGACACTATGTCAGCTAGATCAGCTCTAGAAATATCAGAGCGTATGAAACAATTATCACAAAATCTAGGTGCTAGTTATGGCCGTTTGATAAATGAAACAATGATACCGGTTGTTAAGAGAACTTTAGAGGTCATGAATGATGTAGGTATGATTGAACTACCGCTAAAGATCAACGGATTACAAGTTAAGATAGCTCCGACTGCACCGCTAGCCATGGCTCAGAACATGAGCAAGGTAGAAGAAACACTTAATTTTATGCAGATAACTGCACAAATGGGTCCACAAGGACAAGTCTTCTTAAAACAAGACAAACTTATCGATTATATTGCTGATCAAATGGGAGTGCCGGCTGAGTTAAGAACTACGCCGGAAGAGCGACAGCAATTAATGGAGCAAGCTATGCAAATGGCACAACAAGCACAAGAACAAGGGCTAATAAATGGACAAGCAGAACAACCCGCAGAGGTCAATCAATAGTGAAGGATGGGACGGATTAACTGATTTAGAAGTTGATAACAAACCACCGGAACCCTCAGAATTAGATAAAATTTTTTTACGAACTTTCCAAACCGAAGATGGCAAGAAGGTTTTGCTCTATCTCAAGACATGCACCATTGACCAGCCTACCTGGACACCAGGAGCAGATTCCTCGCATGGATATATGAGAGAAGGCCAAAATTCTATTACTAGAGAAATATTTAACAGAATAAGGAGATGTGAGAATGTCTGATGAAAAAGAAGGCTTGATGGCCAGCGTAGAAACTGAAGAAACAGAAGAACAAATAGCTGACGAAGGAATGGCCACAGCTAATCCAAGTGATGTTGTGGAAGGTGAAGACCTAGAAGGTGTAGAATATGAAAGACCTGATGATTTTCCAGTAAAATTTTGGGATGAGAAAGAAGGTCCTGATATTGAAAACCTGGTTAAAAGCTACAACAATTTAGAAAAAAAACTTAGTGAAGGAAGGCCAAAAGCTCCTGATGAGTATGATATTACTGCTCTTGAAGGCGTAGATGCTGAAGATCCCCTACTCAAAGATTATATGAGCTGGGCTAAAGATAATGGTGTTCCTCAAGAAGCATTTATGGATTTAGCTAAAAAGTTTGTAGATATGGGATATCAATCTGAACAAGAAGCTAAGTTAGACATGGAAAAAGAAAAAGCGTTACTTGGTGAGAATGCTAACGAAATAATTAAATCTAATGTTAACTGGGGCCGAGGATTAGTTTCTAAAGGTGTGTTAACAGAAGAAGATTATGCAGAGTTAGAGGTTCTAGGTGGAACAGCTAATGGCCAAAGGCTAATACAGAAGTTTAGACAATTACAAGGTGAAAAGGAAATACCAGTTGTTTCTATAGCTGGCAATCAGTTAGACAAGGAAGAATTATTTGCTAGAGTAGCTGATCCTAGATATCAAACTGACCCAACATTTAGAAGACAAACTGAGAAAATGTTTGAAGAAAATGTACCTGGTTAATATGTATAAAATCTAGATATGTATTCTAGTATTTACAAAGTGTTATTTTTTTGATATTTTTTTAATGATCGATAACTCCCAGGAGCCGATCTGACTAGAGATAAGTCTCTACGTTGCTAGACGTACTAGTAGTCGAAGGTCGGATTTCCGGTAACCAAAGGCGAATTAACTTTAACCTTTTATGGGAGAGCTATAATGGCAACCACTTTAAGTAATGCATTCATTACTTTATTTGAAGCCGAGGTTCACCAAAATTATCAGGCTACAGCTACATTAAGAAACGTAGCTCGCATGAGATCAGGTGTTACTGGAAGTACAGCTAAATTTCCTATCCTCGCAAAAGGTACAGCATCCGTAAGAACTCCATCTACTGATGTAGTACCAATCTCAGGTCAGTTCAGCACAGCAACAGCTACACTAACTGACTATATCGCATCTGAGTATTCAGACATTTTTAACCAAGCAAAAGTAAACTTTGATGAAAGACAAGAGTTAGCAAAGTTAGTAGGTAATGCAATCGGCAGAAGAGAAGATCAAATTATTATTGATGCTCTTATTGCTGGCTCTGCCGGTACTACTGTAGCTAATACTGTTGTCACAAGTGGATCAGCAAGTGCTTCTGACTTGAACGTTGGTAAGATTATCGCAGCTAAGAAAGCTTTAGATACTAATTCTGTACCACCACAAGACAGACACATGATCATTCATGCAAGTTCTTTAGCTTCATTATTAGCTGACGAAAGAGCAGTTAGCTCAGACTTCATTCAACTCCAGGCATTAGCTCGTGGTGAGATTCAGCAATTTGCTGGGTTTAATATCCACATGATTGGTGACAGAGATGAAGGTGGTTTACCAAAAGATGGATCTAACGACAGAACATGTCTAGCATTTCACAAAGATGCTATTGGTTGTGCTGTAGGTATAGCTCCAAAAGTTGAGGTAAACTACATCCCTGAGAAAACTTCTTTCTTAGTATCAGCAATGTATTCAGCCGGTGCCGTAGTAATTGATACTGCTGGCCTCGTTGATGTTACTTGTAGGGAGAGTTAATATGGCTTTTGCAAGAGCTGGGTGGAACCCAATAGGTGGACAGTCTAAAAAAGGTACTGCACCTCAAGTCTTCACATACACAACAACTGATGCAGTAGGAACTGTTGATGGATCAGGATATTTCAATGATGTATCCGATGATGTAAGTGTAGGTGATGTTATTATTTCAGTTACGAGTACTGGCGGTACTTTAGCATCTGCAATACACACAGTAGCATCTAATGCTTCCGGTGTTGTTGATGTAACAAATGGTACAACTATCGCTCAAACTGATGGTGACTAACAACTAACCTAGGGGGTCTCCTTGCCCCCTAGCATTATGGCGAGGTCCGTGGATTATGGCTGAAGGTGATACTGACGTTTCGATTTGTTCGCAAGCACTCCTCCTTCTAGGTGCAAATCAAATCACTAGCTTTTCGGATGGGACGGCCCCCTCTTCGGTTTGCTCGGTTTTATATCCACGGATTAAGTCTCAGACCCTTGGTATGTATCATTGGTCTTTTACTTTATCTAAGACTACATTAGCTAGGCTTACATCAACTCCAACAAATTATTATAGGTATGCTTATCAGTTACCTAGCGATATGTTTTTAGGTGTACCTAGAGTTGTTTATGCATCGACATCTTTATCTGCCCCTAATATTACAGAATATGAAATCCAGGGTAGTCAATTACTAACAAATGAAACAACTATTGTAGTTGATTATCAAAGATTAGTTTCTGAAAGCGATATGCCCTCTTATTTTACCCAATTATTAATTTATCAAATGGCCTGGCATTTAGCAGAACCTATTACCGATCAAATCACAAAAGCTGATTACTGGAGATCGGTTGCATTAGGAACAGCTTCAGAAAATATGCGAGGTGGCTTTTTTAGGCAAGCTATCAATATAGATGGTGCCGGACAATCTAAAACAGTCATAGCTGATTATTTATTAACTGAGGTTAGATCTTGAGTAGAGTTACCCAATATCAATCTAATTTTACTGTAGGAGAAATTGATCCTTTATTAGTCGGCAGGATTGACATCCAGCAGTACGCTTCCGGTCTTAGCAAGGCACAAAACGTAGTGGTCTTACCTCAAGGTGGATTTGAAAGAAGGCCTGGTTTGAGGTTTATGCTTGATATTACATCTCATCTAGGTGGATCTTTTACTACCTTAGACGGCATAAGATTAGTCCCTTTTGAGTTTAGTACCACACAAGCTTTTATGTTGGCGTTTGTTAAAAATACTACGACTAATACTAGGGTTTTTTTCTTTGCTAACGGCGTACAGATTACGGATATTAATGGCAGCGGAAATGATTATCTAACATGTGCATTAGGTGATATTGACCTAGACCGCATGTATTTTACTCAAAGTGC